CATCTCCGCCAAGGTGCAGGAGACGTGATCTACCGCCGCGCTGTAGTCCCGACGAAGCGGCCCACCCAGCATCGAGAACTTGTGGGTGACGCCGAGGTTGTCGGTCCACTCGACCCGTGACCACCAGCCGACGGGCAGCTTGGAGCCCTTGGCGATGAGCTTGTAGGCCACCGAGACGTTCTGCCCGGCGTCGACCTTGAGGGCGGCGAACGCGCCGCGCGTGCTGGCCACCGGTTGCATCCAGCAGTTGGTGACCGTGACCGGGGAGTTCTCCTTCGGGCGCAGCACGATGTTGCCCCGCCAGTCGGTGGACTCTTCCTCGAGATGGATCAGCACGGTGTGCGGGCCCCTATCCAGGAGAGACACGGTTCACCTCCTCAGAACTCGTAGTCGCCGAGGTTGCCCACCGGGAACAGCTCGAAGCCGAAGCTGTCCTCGAGCCAGGTCCCGGTGAGCAGGCACTCGTTCTTGGTCAACGGTTGAGTCCACAGACCGGTACGGCCGGCCGCCTTGCGGATCAACTTGATCTCGTCCTCGGTGAGGAACAGGCCGCCGTCAGCCCCGATGCCGTTGCGCTGATACGAGTAGTCACCAGCGGATTCGGAGCTGAAGCCCTCCGGGTTGCGGAAAGCCCGGCCAGCCACGCGGAGCACGATCATCCGGACGATGTCCGGCGCGATGCACTCGGCGGGGTTGGCCGGGTCCACCCACGTCAGGCCCGCGACCTCGCGGACCAACGTCGAGACGTCGTCGAGCATCGCCTCGATCTTGGGGGTCTCCTCGTCGCTGAAGTCGTCGATGCCCAGGCGGACAGCGAGCGCCCTCGGCGATGCCAGAGGCGGCAGCCTGCTCATCAGACGTTGACCGCCCTCCCGATGAAGACCACCACGACTCCCGGACTGTTGCTCGCCAACGCATAGAGGTCAGTGGCCTCATTGGCGGTCAACACCATCGAGATCTCCGTGCCTGTCGACAGCGTGAAACCCGAACTCGAGTCCACACCTGACTGGCCCAAGAAAACCGGCGTCGACCCCACATTGCGCAGGGTCACCGGGGTCCCACAGGGCGCCACAAACCCGTCCAACACCTTGGTAGGCGTGACGTTGGAGACCGCGATCTTGCTGATCGGGAATTGGTAGGTCACGGGCTTAGGCCAGGGTCAGCTTGACCGAGCGGACGAACGTCTTGGTGGTGCCCTCCGGCGTGGTCGTGGCGACCCCGATAGCCGGGCTGGTACCCCCGGTGAAGCTGCCTGTGGCGGTGAGCGCCGGCGGGTTCTGGCCGTCCAGGTCGAACGTGATCACGTAGGGACCGCCCGCCGAGCCGGTGATGGACAGCTGGGCCCCAGTCAGGTCCGTGCCGGCGACCAGCGCGGCCTTCACAGCGGCGGCGGTGGCGTTGTACGGGATCGCCGCCGTGGTCTTGCCGTTGTAGGTCAGGGTGAAGGTGCCACCGGTCGGCGTGCCGGTGATGGTGGCGGTCTGCACCTCGTTGGTGCCGGGCCCGTCCACGATGGGCGAGCAGCCCATGTAAACGTCGACCATGGAGCGGTCCTGCGCGTTGCGGAAGTCGTAATCCTTGATCCACCGCATGCCGATTCCGGCGAGCGCCTGCCGAGAGCCGAACGAGGCGCCCTGGGGCACCTTGGGGGCCACGATGACGGCCGAGTAGGCGGTCCGGTGGAACGCCCAGCCTTCGTTAGGGTTCATCGCGTTGGACACGATGACGTTCGGGAACCCCGCGACCCGGCCGATGGTGGCGTCGCGCAGCGCGGAGTCAGTGCCGCTGGCATCCACCCGGTTGAAGTGGTCGTCCTTGAGCAGGGCCGCCTCGATCGCGGAGCCCACCACAACCACCCGGTCGGACATGGGCACGTTGGCGTCGTTGAGCAGCCGGCGTGCGTCCACGAAGCCATCGAACATGTGCGCGGTGTCGAGAGCCACACTGCTCGCGGTGGGGGTGTTCTCCATCATGCGGACGATCTTGTTCTCGGCGCCCTCGGCGACCGCGCGCACCATCGGGGTGAGGATCTGGGCCCCGTAGTTGATGATGTCGAGGGTCTCTTCCTCGTCCGTGGTCGGGACGGCGGAGTAAATCGCCTCATCCAGAGTCACGTCGATCGAGGTCTCGACCAGGTTGTCCATCTGGATGATGCCGTCGCCCTCGGACGCACTGGGGCGGGCGGCGCGCAGCGCGCGGGTGCGGGCCGTGGTGGTGGAGGGCACGCGGATGGTGACGGTGTCACCGGCGTTGCCGATCCAGTCACCGGCCTGGGTGGCGTCCATCCAGACGAGCTGGGGCAGGACGATTTCGCGCTGGAGAAGGCCCAGCGCGGCGGCGGTGATCTTCTCCGCCTTCAGAAAGGTGTTCGCCACGGTGACCTCCTAGGGTCAGTTGCCGCGAGGGCCGTGGCGAAACAGCCGCTGCGGTTAGCGTCGGGGGATCATTGCGGCGAGCTTGGCGGGGTCCATCTCGTCGGCGTTGTCGTCATCGCCGGAACCGCCTTGGAGCCGAGTCTTCGGCTTGCCTGCCAGGGGAGTCTTCGGCGGCTTGCTCGCGCCCATGAGGCCGAACAGCTGCTCCGCGCGCGCATCCAGCTTGTCCGCTGGGACGCCTTCTAGCAGCTCGTACACGGTACGGATCTGCTTCGGGGTGGCGTCGTCGGGCGCTGACTCTTCGGCGGCCTCGCGCCGTTTGACGGCGGACTCGGCTCGCTCTGCTCTCGCTGTCGCCTCGGTCGCCTGCTCTTGGAGCCGCTGCGCCTCGGTTTTGTCCTTGTCCTCGTGACCCTTGAGCTTGGCCCTAGCGTCCGCGAGCTCTTGCTTGATCGCGTCTCGCTCGGCTCGAGCGGCCTTGCGCTGCTCTTTCATCGCCGAGAGGGCGCGCTGCCCTGCGTCGCCTAGCTTATCGGTACCAGGGGGGTCATTGTCATCTTCGTCGTCACTGTCGGTGTCGTCGTCCTTACCTGCGGCACTAGATCCACCGGCCGCGAGGAGCTTTTTGGCCTCCTCATCGGTCAGCCCGGTGTCCTTGTTTTCGGTGCCCTCCGAGCCTGTTCCGGTGTCTTTGCCCTGGTCATCGGTGGTCTTGTTGTCGTCGTCCTTGGCCATTGCGGCTCCCTCGGTTCACCCATTGCGGGTACTGTTTCCAAACACCTGGTAACACTGGGCCCACGGTGCGCGATGATGTTCGCATGAGCCTCCGCATCCACATCCCGCTACCCGGCCCGTTCTCGATCTCGATGAGAGCGTTCCCCCGATTCCGGCCCAGCCGATGGCGCTCCGCCGCGCCCAGGGCCCAGGCGCCGAAGCCCGAACACCGGGCCACCCTGGCCGAGGGGATCGCCGCGATCGGCGTCATGATCTTGGTGGCGCTCGCTGGCATCGTGGTGTTCGCGTTCGTGGCCTGGATCGGGCTGGCCAACCTGCTGATCGCGGCGATTGTCATCGTCCCGGTCGCCCTGTTCGTCGGCTCGATCATCAACGAGGTCCGGATCAGGCGGTCCGCGCGGCGATGATCGGCGGCGAGGTGGCCTGGCGCTTGCGCTCCTGTTGGCGCCGGTACCAGGCCCGGTTGAACGCCTTCACCGCTTCCTTGCCGCTGTAGCCCTTGGTGACCTGGTAGTAGAACCGCTGGTACTCCCGGGCGTCCCCGGGCCAGCCGGCGGTGCGGGAGTAGACCGCCTTGGGCAGGCAGGCGCAGTGGTCATGGGGCTTGAAGGCCGCGCTGGCCTCCGTTTTGTAGGCGGGGCCCCGGCTGGCCAGCAGCGCGCAGAACCCGCACGGGTCTCCGTCGGTCACCCGGGCCCACCCGATGGCCTGCGCGTCGGCCTTGACCAGCGTGAGGGTGGCTTCCCGGCCACCATTGAGCACGTGGCGGCTCGCGGCGCCGGCGGAGGCCACGATGGCCCGGTCGCGGGCCTGCTGCTCCTGAACGCCTCGTGAGGCCTGTTTCTTCAGCTCGACCGGGCCGGTGACGATCAGGGAGTGCTGCGCGGCCTTGTCCCACTCGGACCAGTCGATCCGGGCGCGCTTG